GACAGCATTTTTTAATTTCTTCGCGGCATCGGTTGAATCATCCAAACCTGCCGCTACATCATCGGCGGCACTCCCCATTGCTTTGACCTGACTGTAATCAAATTCGGGGAGTGTGTACCCGAAGAAAGCGGCAACTTCAGCAGCCAGTCCGCGCAGTACCATTGTGACGGCAATGGCTGTCGGGAGAATCTTGTTTAAGAGAGGAATGAAAATATTACCAAGTTGGATCGACAACAGTTCAAAGTTTGCTTTTAATATACGGATTTGGTTGGCAGGAGATTCCAATGTTCTCGCCATGTCACCTTGCACCGTAGTGACTTGAGTCATTAACTCGATATACCGTAACAACGATTTCTCGCTTTGTGTGAGGGTAGATACCAAGACTTTGATACCGGCGGCGTCTGCCGCTTCTTGCAAACGGCTATCACTGAAATCGATATTCTCGAAAGAATCGACAACTGCAATCGCCTGTGCGTCCATCTGCATACGCGCCTGAGACAGATCGTAACCTAATCGACGAACAGGTTCCAATTCCCCAGCGACTGCGGACTGTAATTTCTGCATTGCATCGGCGACTGAAATGTTGAAGAAGGACGAAATGTCATAACCCAACTGCACAAGGTTTTTACTCATTGTAGCGGAAGCGGCGGTGGTATTACCAAAACCAGTCAGCAACGTCATAAAGATACCTTGCTCACGCATCCATGTGGACGCATTGATACCCATGACCGCTTGAACCTTCTCAGCATATGCCTGTGCCGAGGAAGCATATTTACCCATAGCAACGGTAAATAGATTCAAGTTCTCGACATAAGCATTGCTGTCGGTGATCCAGTCCGATATCACTCGTGCTAATCTTGTCAACGAATAATACAGCATCGTCAATTTGACAAGACCTGTGCCGATGTTCAAACTCATAATACCGAAACTCTTACTTGCGACAACATTGCTCGTCGCGAGATTTGCATTGGATTGAATGATTTTCTGAATGCGGGCGGGAAATGCGGAGAAGCCGTTCGAGACTTTTTGCATCTCGTCAGCTAACGGTTTCATACTGGTGGCAACTGATTGTATCTGCGTGGCGAACACGCCCATATCTGTCTGCGCCAGTTGCTTGCTAATTTCCGGTAATTTACGCAGAGCATTTATCGCGGAAGCCAATCCGGTTGCCTTTTGTATGCTTGCCAGAGGTGCCAGAGCATCGGATATCGCAGTAATTTTAGACGCGTCAACATTGATCGTAGCGATCGCCGTGTTCAGTTTGGTTAAGGCGTTCGATACGCTATTTAGACCAGCACCAGCAGCACTTATTTTCTTCAGTCGTTCCAACGTGGAAATCAAAGATTCTAGTCCGCTCACGGCACCACTCGCGTCGCTGGTGATTATCATTTGCAAAGCATCGGTGTCTATAATTACTCACCTCCTTTTGAATTATTATGTTGCCATTGATCGGCGAATGCCATCAGGCTCGCCTTGAATGCTTCTCGTTTTAGTTTAGAAATTCGCTCTTCTTCCGCACGACGATCTTCGACGGTGATGGGGAAGGGGCGAGAAAGGTATTTTTCTGCGTGTGTGCCTTGTTTAGCGAATGCGTTCAAAACAGGAGATATTGCGCCCAGCGCTTCGTAAAAATATTTACCTTGTAACCAAAGCATCTCGTTTGCTTCTTGTTTTCTAATTTGATGTGCTTGACGATAGGCACGAACCAGACTCACATCTTGTCTCCAAAACTGGTCATAGTTCATGCCCATCGCTAAGTAATATGGAAAATGTTTCTCGAATTGTTCCGTATGGGAAGTGATTTCGACGGACGTTACTTCTTGCTCACTTCCCAATGAGCGTTTCCCTCATCGGCATCCTCATCTGGTTCGTCGAATAATTCGCTCAGAGGTTCGTTATACATCTGTGCTAGAACTTCGATCAGTTTGTCTTTATCACGTTGTGCGATGTAAATTTCTGAAATGAATTCGGGTTTCAGTTTGCGGTGAAATTCATAAAATGCCCCACGGAAAAGCATGGGGAGATATGTCATTGGTTTTGTAACCAATTCGGAAGGAACGAATCCTTCAGCTTCGAGTCTTTTTACGGTTTCGCGGTTGAACCCCAGAATATATTCTGTCCCCTCATAGGGAAGTTTAACGGTCGTTGCCATGTTGATCTCCTCCTATTTTCTTTAAATTACGCGGTAATTACTGGCTGAGTACTCGGTGCTAAGGTGATTTTCATCTCAGCAACTTCGTTGACGCCTTTACCCAAGACTACAACGTCGTGCATACCCTGCCATGTAAAAGTACCATCCACGCCTGCGGCTCCGATTTCCAGAGCGTAATACAAGGGTGTATTCGCATCGGTTTTGACCGCATTGTAATCGGTCTTGGTGTAATTGCAAGTGAATTCTAGCGCACCCTGGTTGAGTAACCCCAAAATCGAAGTGCTGGCGGTATCGCTCAGCGTGGTTGTTTCCAGCATGTCAGGTGTGCCGCCCAGGTCTGGATAATCTTTAATATCGACCACTTTCGCGACACTGATTGCTGCGGCACCCCATTTTAGAGTAATGCCGATTGTGTTAAGAGCCATGTGTTAAACCTCCTTTATGCTGCTACTTGCAGGGCATTCGATGTAAATGTTCCGACCGCGCTACCGCCCGCTGTAACTTGGCATTTGATATATTTGGTAGCATCACCCGTTATCGGGGTGTATGTCGCTGACGTTGCGCCCGAGATGTCAACATAGGTTCCACTAACGGTTGCACAGATTTTCCACTGATACGCAAGCGTTGGAGTCGGTGTCGGACTTACAGGAAGATAGGTCTTAGTGAGAGCCGCTGTTGCGACACCTACTTTAGGAGAACCACCCAACACCACATTAGTCAGCACATGCGCTAGGAATAAGTCGGTAATCGCTGAAACGTAAACTTTCATTTCAGGAACTTCGTTGACTCCCTTGCTGATCATCTGACAATCATGTTGACCTTCCCAAGTGAATGTTCCTTCGGAACCTTCGACATTTCCTATAGCCATAGCATAGTATAGGTGTTGTCGTTTGAGCGCTTGAACAGTCAGAAAATCAGCTTTGGTGTAATTGCAAGTGAATTCTAGCATCGGTTGGTTTGGTAAACCTAGGACGCCTGTGGAACTCCTGTCGGTCTGAGTGGTAGTCTCCAATAAATCGGACGTTCCTCCCAAGTCAGGGTAGTCCTTGATATCAACCACCTTCGCTGTGATGGGTGTCGTTCCCCATTTTAAAGTGACTCCTATCGAGTTAATAGCCAAATATTCTCACCACCTTTATATTGGGTGAATCGTTTCACTTGCCGAAACAACTGCTCGGTAACGTGCAACGATGCGATAAATTGTAGAGTCTGCCACGTTAGGCAGGGGTTGATTTGATATTCTGAAAAATCCTAAAGCGAGCATTGCGGAATCGGCAAGTGCCATAATTGCTTTCGCTTCAGCTTTCTTTGCATTTTTTCGATTGGAATAGACATCTACGGTATACATGACCACCGCGTGATTGTTGGCAAAACCACTGGTTGCACTCGGGGAGTATGACCTGTTGTCACCTTCAATTACGGTAATGTGAGGAAACGAAGCAGGAATTCTGATGTATTCGGGATAAACCGTTAAGGTTGGATAGGAGGTTCTCACACTGGTTTGAACAGCCGATATGACACTGGGTTCGATGTCTATCATTTTCGGAAAACCTCCTTCGCAATTCTTAATTTTTCATCTTCCAGTTCGTTTCTCGCATTGTAAAAGAATGGCGCCGCAGGTTCGCCATCAGTAATGAACCATTGTTTGCTACCTTTGGGATTCTCATAAATCCAAGGGGTTTGTCGATTTGACCAACCAGCAGGTGGATCGGGATGAGTTCCAGTGCCTTGCACACCTGTTCCATACTCAACGAACTTTGCATGTTCGGATGTAACTTCCACTATGCCGACGTTACTCGTAGCATCGTATACCGAAATCACTGAGTTGAACAATTCGCCCGTTGAGAAAGCGTTGATCTTGCCGAGTTCCATAATGTTTTCTTCAACCAGTGCTTTCCCTCGGTCAGTCATACGTTGAACAAATTCCATGTTTTTTTGTTTCAGATCGTTTAGACTAAGTTTCAGATCAGCGATCACCGAATTCAACTCGGTTGTCGAAAGATTCACTGTCCGGATATTAGGCACTAATGTTCACCTTCTTGATCGCGATTAGGATTGTGTTTAAACTCGGAGCCACCTGTTTCACAATATAATCGTAGGGAAGTGAGGTGTTAGTTCCCTCTATCCAGAGTAATGTCGTTTCGTCTATTCCGGGATTTGCACCAAATAAAGTAATTACAGCGTCGTAATTTTCACTAAGACCGAATACTTCACTGACGACTCGACCTTTGACTGCGGTAATTGATCCCCGTGTTAATACTGGGGTAGCATACGCTGATACATATACCCCAGTACCGACGGGTGGAGTGCCTGTCGTAACTTCGACTTCTCCTGTGTAAAGAGAATAGTAAAAGGCTTTGGTATTTCTAGACAGATTTCTCATTCTTCAACCACCAGCGTTTCAGGCAGACCCACGGCGGGTGCTATTGACCATAGCATACTGTTCGGTATATCTCCGTTCTCATAACCCCTCGATACGCCACTTTCGTTGTGGCTGGTCTGTCCTTCGGCGCCACGTTTGTTATAAAGATAGACCACTATCTCGACCTGTAGATTTTGATACCGGACGGGAACATCCTCGGAGGACGTGCCGAATGGATACGCCCTCTCGAGAATTTTAGTTCCAGCTATCGAAAAGTAGGCGAGTAGCAGATTATCATCGGTTGTAGTTGTCAACCCCAACAGCAGTTTCGCCATCGCAAGGCGGGTAGTATAAACGATAGCCACTCACCATCACCCTTTCGTAATTAGATTAGCTGCCAGCGACAACTTTCTTGGCGTTGGACAACACTACACCAGCGGCGGTGACGGAAGCGGTAACTTCGACCTTGATATACTTATCAACGTCACCAACGGCAGGAGTGTAGGTAGCGGAGGTTTCACCCGCGATATCGACGAAGGTTCCGAGAGCAGAGGTTCCGATTTTCCACTGATAAGCCAATGTCGGACTAGATGTCGGGGTGCCAGTGTAGGCGAGCGTCAACGCGGAGGTGGCTACACCAGAGGTCGGGGTTCCGTTCTGAGCTACAGTAGCCAATACAGGCAACTGAGCCGCAGTAGGAATCGGATCAACTGCGTAAATCTTACGACCAGACGGAGGAGCGATGAAGTTGGTATTGATATTGATAATCTTCGCGTGCATCCATTCTGGGCCGTGGTCTAAACCGATCTGACCGAAAATCTGGAATTTACGACCAGCGCCGATCTTAGCTAACTCTTCCATGAAGAAATTGCCTTTGCCCGGAACAGGTTGTTCCACAGGACTGATAACGGACGGGTTGAAGATCATCACTGTTCCTGCGGGTAAAAACTCGCCAAGATACAGACTAATTTCACCCATCGGGGTCAACAGAGTGGATATCGAGATACCGTTCAAGTCACGAACAGCAGGGAGAATCGTCAAGCCATTGGCAACAGCGTCAGCATTCAACTGGAACAATGCGACAGCATCAACCCACAGAACGAGTCCGGAGGTAGAAGCGTGTTGATTGTATATCATTTGCATTGCTAGAGCGACGTCCCAGATAGTGAGAGCGCGACCTTCCATATCATAGACGTTGGAGGTGATTGCAGTCAACATGCCGCGGGTTTTATTCGCAGTAGTGTCGTCGGATGCTTTCACATACAAGCCGTTGATATAGGTGTATTCCAGATCTCGGGCAATTTTGATCATCCGTGCGGCAACTTGGAAGTCAAGTTCATTAGCAGGGTTCGCGGTCTGACCGTCGATATTCACGCCAGCCAAGGTACCCATATTGGATTCTTTGGCGTAGGAAATATAAACAGATTCTTGGAAAATCTGAGTTACATTTTCCTGTTGGGTACGAGTGATGAACGTGGAGAACGGCGCAGTAAGAGAATCAGTCTCGGTAATCGCAGGTTGGGTTCCACCAGCGGTGGTATATTCCTGACCCGTGACAAACACGACGTTATTTGTGGACTTTCTCCGTCCACCGATGATACTAGAGAACGGGGTTTTTGCGTTGCCACGATTGTGCAACATACCCGAATAGTTTAGGGATAAAAAGCTAAGGATAGGGGCATCAGCCATGTGTTACATCTCCTTTAAATTTTAGGTATTGGTGTCTGCTGTTGACGGATAATTGCCGCCATCGCAGCCATGTCGCCACTCTCTCGAGCAGCTTTTAATTGTGCGTCGAACTGAGTGTTATTTGTGGTTCCACCCTCTTGAGGTTTTGGGGTTTTTGACATCAATTCGTTGCGAACTTTTTGCTCGGCAGCTTGTCGCTGGGTAGTGACCATTCCTGCCAAGGCGGTTGCTAAAGTAGTGGATACCGTAGCATCTTCGCTGATGATACCGTCTAGGATTCCAGAGTAGTCCTTCTCCGTCAATCCAGCTTTGATCAAGACTTCCGTGGCTTTCACCTTGGAATACTCTTTCAAATACTGGCTCTTGGTGTCCTGAGCATCTTTGAGAGCCTGTGCCATTTGCTGTTCTGTAGTCAGCGTGGTAGTTTCAAGTGCTTTCAGTTTTTTCTTCAAATCGGCTAATTCCGAAGATGTCTTATCGAAAGTGTCTTTCGAAACAACATGCTGAGTAGAAGGATCGACCAAGTTTTTCGGAGTCAAGATAGCATCCATTTCTTCGACTGTCATACCGTCTTTATATGCGGCACCCAATAAATCTTTTAAGCTAGGCATAATCTTCTCCTTTGCGTTTTTAAGTGTTCTCTCACTGTTGTGCGTTTTAACGAGTTCTCTCTCATGTTTGCGTTTTAATGACTTCTCTGTCAGTTTATATTTTCACACTTCTGTGATAATATCTAAATCAGACTATAGACCACTTCGATACCATAAGTTCTGCCAGAGGCATTCGCCCAAGCAAAGCTGACGTTATCTCCTGCGGTAAGTTTGATGGGAGAGGTGGGTTTCCAACTGAAATCGGTAATAGTAGTCATATCCTGCTTGTAAAGCAACGTATCGAAAACACCATTAACTACACTGTCTTGAGTAATCGTCAAATTACCGGCAGTTCCAACGGCAGATAAATGTCCTCTGACTTCCTCAATCTGGAAATCTCGCAATGCTGTCAACGCGTTCGACAGAGCAGCGATTCCTGTGAATCTTTCTACACGAGACTCGTTAATCAGTCCTGTTCCTGCGACAACATAGTAGGTGTCATCTGTCAGAGTAGTGATCGGATCGAGTCCACCTGCAAAATCAATCGGAAGTGCCGAGGGCGCTAATACGCCACCTGCGCCAGTCATGGTTGCGGTGAATGCTGGTAATGCTTCAATTACATCGGCGGCTTGAGTGGCTGTTCCGTTCACTGTAGGATTGACACCGCCCAGGAAAGGCTGTTCTGCTTCGGCGATAGTCAACGGATCATCACCAGTCCCACTGGCTGTAGCATTGAAATGAGCGATGGTTTCCACCGCGGTGGCAATCACTGTGGCAATATTTTTAGCAGCATCGGGATCGCCTGCTCCGTCGGTACCTAACGTGACGACGAGGTGTTTGTCGGTTAATTCGGCACTCATCGGCAGACTTGCCCCATCGGCAATCACTACTTCGACAGTGTAACCGTTTCCGATTTCACCCTCAGTGATGTATTGAATCGTCACAGTGCCGTTCGCGCCTGAACCGATATCAGCACCAGCTACCACTCCGTCAGCGTCCGTTCCCAGCACTACGTAAATTACACCATCGGTGAATTCAGCAGAAGTAGGAGTGCTGTCTTCCAGACCCGCTGTGATTTCACAGGTATAATCATTCGATGCGAGAGACGGATCAACGCACTCGACTGTAATCTGACCCGCACCGACATCTCCATAAACGAATCCCGCGGTTGTTCCCGCGAATAGGACGGGAGAGAACTGAATCAGTGTTCCGGTCGTCGCGATGATGGTTCTGAGATACTCGACCACACCGCGGTTGATAACGATGGTCGCGCCAATCAGATCGCCCCACGCGAAGTTTTTACGGTTGTCATACAGCGTATCGGTCGCGCCATCTGAAGTAGCTGTTCCCGATACGAGTGTTCCGGCGGCACCTGCCCCCGAGCCACCTTCTTTTAATAGCCAATCGGCACCAGTCCAAACGAAGGTGTTACCAGTGTCGGTCTCCCAGAATTCACTCAGTAATATCACACCAACCGTTTCCTTGACTTCCAAACTATTTCCAATATAGGTAACGGGCGTCATCGAAGATTTATAAACCCTTACAGCCAAGTGTTATTCCCCCTTTCTATTCTCCATTTTCAGGATTTGCTTTGTTGTTTGCAGGAGTGACCGTTGTTTCAATTTGCAGCCACTTTTTAAGATAAGGCTTGGATTGAGCGTATACTAATTCAGGATCGCTGAACAACCCTGTCGTAGCTATCGCAATATGAGGATCAATTCCAGCTTCGAGCAATGTCTGCAACCCTTGAGTTTTTGTCAAAAGATTGTCAGTTTTGTTACGAGTGAATTTAATATCAATGTCCGATGCTTCAAGTCCAAGTCCGGCCAGTTGGTTTGCTATCTTCAGCACGACTCGTAGGAACTCAGTCTCGGACGCTTTGAACATCAACTCGGTCGATCTTGCTCTGGACTCTGCCGCACCCCAACCATCACGGAGAATGACTGCTGCACCAGTGTCACCTGTAGTTCGGTTGGAACCATTTCTGTCAGGCATACCACAGATAATTAGTATCATTTGATACAAGTCGTCTTTGGATATCTGAGCCTGTCCTTGGTCGAGTTCGTTACTGATGATATCCACATCGACCGCTTCACCAGGATTTGTAGACTTGACTTTCACAGCACCCATCGCTTTCATGGCGATAAATGTCTCTTCGTCAATGTCGCAGTTAATGAACTTGACAAACGCTTGAATGAACTGTTCGATACCGTCGAGACGATTCGAGGTTGTGCTGTTGACTGCATCCAATAGGCCCAAAACGACTTCAAATGAACCTAAGCGTGAACTATTGGCGGGGTATTCTATAATGGGAATGTAACCCATCACATGAGGTTCGCTGTAAACTATCTCGGTTAAATCCTTAATTTTGTAGAACATTGTGGGAGTGTAACACGAGTAAATAACCGAGTTATCGTCCATAAGAACTTTCGTGAACCCGAGGATTGGTTTTTTACCAAAGCCATTGTTGCGAACGACTCCGGTCACTCGCGGATCAAGTGTGTCGAACTCGAACGGAACTTCAGCATAGGAATTGGTCGGTAAGACCATTCGGTAACCAACTCCACAAATGTGAAACCATTCGGCTAGGTCCTTATCTTGCTTTGACTTGTTCATCGCGATCATGTATTTGTTCAGTTTGTCAATCTTGTCGGACGATTCATTTTCATTTCCTCGTCTAACATACTGTAAGGGTTCACCAAACTCGTAACCTGCTTTGAATGTGACAACCTCGTAGGCGTGATTCTCGACGATGGTGTTGTTGATCTCTGGGCGAATCAGCTTCTCACGCAACAGAATTGGTTGATACCCTCTGAAATACTGGTAAAGGTACTGTATCTCAGCCGAATTTCTAGTGAAATCAGCATTCACTCTCGCCAGAATCTTCAGAATATTACCTTCGTTCACTTCCGTTTCACTTGTCAGCAATTCGGTTCTACCGAACATAGCTACCATAGGATCGAGAATGGCTGTAATCGGTGCCACTATACCACCTGCCAATCGACGATCGGGATTCGATGTTCCTTACAGTATTGCTTTTCAGCAAGACAGCCGGGACTCATACTGTTTTCACCGAATGTCCACATCTCGTCGCACATATCGAGTAAAAATAAGCATTTGTTCATACCATCTGGGTTCGTTGCGTCGTAATTTAGATACGATAATGCGTGAACTGGCGATAAAAAGCAGATTTCCGGATGCTCTCTCGTTAAATTTTGCAGTAACACGGTTATGTTTTCGAAATTTTCACAATCGTTACCGTATTTGTGACAAATATAGACTAATTTTTCTAATTCCACTTGATTTTTCCTCCTATACTGGTGTATTGATTATGTGCAATAAGCCTTTTTCCTCGTCATATATGAATACTTGCATCTTTCTCACCGATCCGATATAACCTGACTTGGTGTGCCAATCATCTGGCGCGGTTGGTGATGCTATTCTGCGAACAATGACGCCGTTGATTTCCTGGATCATTTGTTCGCTATGCAGATGCGCCGCGTGCATCTCGTAGAACTTAGCCTGTGACCAATACTCTTTCGCTTCAATCGGCATCAGCGACGCGAGTCTCGATGCTTTCTCTTTGCTGCCTTTACTGGCTTCGGTTGAACCATGAGTAAATCCTAGAAGCGTATTACCAAACAAATGGTATTTCCTCGGATAAGCCGATGGGTCAACGGTGACGTTGGGGTCATTTCTGAACCATGATTCCAAATATAGCAGAGCGTGATAGGCACATAACTCGTCGTGATTCGACGGTGTATAGAATGTTTCCACGGGTGCTATCTCTCGTAACATCTCAATCCCGCGAGTCAACATCTCAACACCGACACGGTATAGTTTCTTCTCACGAATGTCGGTATCTTGCCTTGTCCCACCCGATGTCGTCTGATCTCCATTATCGGAATTGAAGAAATCATTTGACCAGACAAACAAGATATACTTGATACTCTTACCGCGAAGCTGATCGACAACCTCTGTAATCAATTTGTAGTAAGTATCACGGGCAATCTTGTAATCGTAGTTATCAGGTTGTTCACCGTGCCAGCAAAGTTTACCTAGATGAAGATCGGCGATATTAACTTCTGCCATTTGGGTTCCGCTTCGTGTGACATACTTGACTTTAGGCGTGGGAGTCCGTTGCATTTCATCGAACAACTCTTTTAATTCTACCATATCAGGACGAATACCTTTTATTGGTTTCACTGTCAGTTTGCTTTGATAACTAATCTGCAACGTGCCACCCTTGATTTGAGTGTTCCAGTAATTGTTAATGTAACTGACTACTTGCCAATCCGCTGAATTAAGACCGTGCAATTCCATGATTTCGCGTGGTGTTAATTGCTGACCTTCGGCGAGAGTGATGAATTTGGTCGACACCATTGTACCATCGTCACCACTGAAACGCTGCCCCTCGGCTGGTCGGGATTGACCTAGTTGCTTCCTAGCAACCCGTTCTTCATGAGTCATTTTCGCACCGCGATAAACGGGTGATTTCCTGACGTAATTTCTGACACGCTCT